TGGTCCGAACAGATATGTTTTTGCACTGAATCTTAGCGTATATACTAAAGCTCTTCTTGTAGTAAAGTCACCTTCATAATCATCATCCATATTGATGCTTTCAAGAGTAACTGGAATATCTCTCTTCTCTCCGATAGACTCAATCAAATTTACCGACATAGTATATGCTGGTTGGAAATATGGAAGAATCTGCTCAACGATTTGAAGCATATCATCATTCAACTTAGTCATAATTGCCAGTTCAAATTCCATATTGTATGGAACAGGCATATATGCAGTTTGAATTGCTTTTTTATCTGATGTAAGTCCTTTTTTAAACTTTTGAGTTTGAGTTACCTTTCTTGCAGGATCATATGTCAACCCAACAAACTCAAATGACATTCTAGGCAATGTCAAAGAAGTAGACTTATTTAAGTTTGGTTGCTGCTCCAATCTTGCTAAAAACTTTTGCGTAGGACCATACGCCAAAGGAACCCTAAAGTCGTTTACAGTATTGCCAGAAGAGTTCTCCTGTTTGATTGAAATTTCGTTAAACAAAGAACCAAATGATATAATGGTCCTTCTAAAAATTTCGTTATAAAAATACTCAAACATCGTTTTGGTTCTTGTTTAACAATTATTTAGGTCAGGGCATACCAAATGGATTAGTTTCGCTGAAATCGACAATATTATCTGCAGCATCTTCGATTTCCTGATTGGAAGTAAATCCACTTTCTGGGAAAGTTGTGGTGCCAAGTTTGTAACTTGCGGAGGAAGCCGATCCGACAATATTCTCTCCTACTGTAAAGTCTCCAGTTGCTCTGAATACTTCCAGTTTACTTGTAGAAGCAGTCCAAGAGACAACGATTGCTGTAGTTCCTGAAGAAGAACCTGTAACGGTTTCGTTCTTCTGATAGGTTCCGACACCAACCAAGTTTGGTGCTCCAACTGTGATTGTGGGTACAGCGGTGTATCCCAAACCAGCGTTTGTATAGTGGATAGCGGTAATCGTACCTGCAGCACTAACAACAGCAGTCGCAGCAGCAGATACACTAGAAACTCCACTAAAAGTAATTGTAGGTGGCAGTGTTGAAATATAACCAGAACCACCGTCAGTGATAGTAATAACACCACTAGCAACTCCATTACCAATTGCGGCAGTTGCTGCTGCTCCTACACCATCGCCAACAAATCTAACTCCAGGTGCTTCGGTGTATCCACAACCAGGATTTACCAGATAAACTCTCTGAACTGATTGTGCTACTGGGTTGACATTTAATTCACAGGCAACAATACCTGAGATTCTTGAAGCGGTTGCAATACCCGATGTTCCTCCAGATGGTGCAGAAGAGATAGCAACTCTTGGATTATATGTGTAACCACCACCTCTATTGGTTACGTTAATGAATCTAATACCACCATCACAGATTTCCGCAACAGTAGCAGTTGCTGTGGTTCCTGATCCAATTAGATTCAGAGTTCTTGAGAATACAGATCCTTCTACAATTCCATCATTATCCTCATCAATAAGATTGCTAGTAATGGTGTCATCAATTTCATCAACATCAGTATCGATAAGTTCATTACCATATCTGAACAGTTCACACTTCAGAGTGTAGACATATCCCTTCTGTAGTTGATAGAAAGGTTTTTCATGTTCTACAAATTTGATTTCAAAAAGTCTATCTCCAAGAGGAAAGTAAATCAAATCCCCTTCCTTGGGTCTTGTGCTCAATTTAATGTCATCTTGACCTTTAATCAAAGGAGTGATGTATGATTCAAATCTCTCTTTAGAAATTGTAAGTGATATTTCCTGCGTAGATTGAATGCCAAACTTTGAAAGAATAGTCGTCTGATCACCATATCCTTCAAAATTTTCTACATATGCCTCAAGAGGATATGCATCTTTGAATTCAGATTCAATAACCTCTCTAATCACAGTCTTCTCTGTGACATATCTTCTAGGCATATAATGAACTTCAACTCCATACATTCGGAGTTGTTCGTTAATTAAGTCCTGAATCAGATTCTGTTCTGATGGAGCACCTTGTAAAAAGAATGGATTAAGTGCCATAATATCAACCGATCATATCGAATGGAGGAAGTTCGTATGTGTTCGACATCTTCTCCATTATTTTTTCTAAATCTTTTTCTGCATCATCATACATTTGTCTACCATTCAGTTCAACTCCACCTGGAAGTTTGACACCAGTAAACTTCATCATGTTCATACCCCACTGCCTCTTGATCAATGCAGTGAGATATGGTTTGAGGAATGAATCATTGTAAACTCTTGCATAATCATTTGGATCTAATGTAGAGTGACATTGAATAATCAAATAGTCATCAACACTCACAGATCCCCAATCAAGATCCAAATACAATCTATCTTGACGTTTATTAAATCTTATCTGTTTGTCTGTGGTCAATAAGAAATTAATATCTTCCAAATATGTCTTCGTCATTGCATAGGTCAACATCTCTGTTGCACACCAGTAGTAGATATCGTTCAAGAACATCTGATATCTAACACTAAACATGTTGTTAGTGACCGTGTTTGTTCCATCAAAGTGGAACAACTTAGTAACTCCAATTACATTTGGAGGAACTTGTAAGTAGTTGCTATTTTCTTCGTATGTAAAGGTAGTAGCAGTTCCAACAATACTTGTAGTTGCTGTTGTAGTGGCGATACCTACAGAGTTATTTCCGCCTCTAGTTCTACCCCTGTCAATATCTGCTTGAGTAATTTTATACTTATAATATGCTTCGTATACACCGTCAAAATGTCTTTCCTGAAAATACTGAATGGCGTCATCTACCAGATCATCAATTTGCTCATCAGCAACATTGATTTCAAGAACAGGATATCCAAGTTGTCTTTTGCAGTAGTCTATCAGCTCCTGCCTAGTAGATGGTTGTGCCATTTACACATTACTCCTTATAATGCTATTTAGTCTTGTTTCCTTGCCAAGTCCAATAGAAGAGATTTAATTTCACTTAAATCATTTTTAATCTCTTTTACTTCGGATTCAAGTTCTACAACTTTTTGTGATTGAGAGCGTCTTTTATTTCTTCTCTCAATATATTCATTATATTCATTTTCATTTACGTTCAAAATCGCATTCGTCTCAGGATCCCTCTCTAAATTGAGGTGATCCTTTACTTTAATATTTTCCATAATTATGCAAGGGCAATTACTCTAAGATCTCTCAGTGCTGCAGGGTGTGCTTGACTTGTCGAGGTCAGAACAAGTTTAACTCTAAAGTGCTTGAATGTTGGTAGGTTATCTCTGGTAAAAGTGAACTCTTGGAATGTATCAGGAGCTCTTTGACCTCTTGGTTTTTGGATGATTTCAACATACTTGTCAGATCTACCATCACTATCCTGCAGATTTATAATCTCACCCCTATCATTCAGATTAGTGTAACCTGGGAAAGGTGTGAAGATTGGTGCGAATCCACGATCATTTCCAATAGCAAAGAATGCTCTGATATCAGTGTATGGGTTCATGTGCGCAGAAGTAAGAATCTTCAGAGAAGTTGCTCCATTTTCAAGAGTCATTTCCTGAGAAACATATTGGAATGCCGAAGGATCATTATCCAAAGTTTTAACTCTTGGATCAAGTGCAAAATCTTCGACAACATTATTGATTCTATGAGAAGTGTAAATTGCACTTACTCTCTGAGCATCAATTGATGGGCTGAGTCTACTATCTGTAGTAGACATCTGAACAGTAAGATTCAGTGATTTGCCACCTGGAATATCAGTGAGATTGTTTGTCGCATTAACATCTGATGCAATGAGTCTTGGAGCATTGAGATAGTTTGGTCTATTCAAAGCAACGGGTTCAAATCCACGATCAACAAATGGAACTTCAACACCACTCAGACTTCTACCAGTAACTGTCCTCATAGTTGCAGTAATAGAGGTTCCTTGTGGAGTTACATTACTTACGTTTGGAGTAATAATTTCATATGGGATATTTTGAGTTGCTTTGATTAAGTTTCCACCCGTTGACTTAGTTGCATTCATAAACAGTTTTGGCCAACCAGAAGCAGCAGTTCTGTCAACTCCATCAAGAGACATATCAATTTTTACATTGTAGTAATCATATCCAATTGGTTCTGAAACAGTTGCCTCACTTAGATCATGTGCTTTGTTGATTCTTCTGAGAGAAACTCCACCAAGTTCATACTTGTAAACTGGAGTTCCAACTGGATAATCTTTTGGATCAGAACCTCTTGTAATCGTTCCGCCAATAGATCCGCCAGTTGCAGTTGTATAACCAACAATTTCATCACCAATCAAGAGATAACCTGTATTAGTTGCTGCGACACCAACGTTTTCAAAACTTTGGAAGTTGGTTCCACTTTCAACTGAAATTGTTCCAGTGTCTGTTGCAGAGTATGCAGCAGTCAATTTCGTTGGTTTGATATCAGGTCTAATTCCAGAAAGAACAACACTGTTACCAGCACCAACATACATTCCATGGTTCTTGTGATTTACAACAATGTGAGTTCCGTCATTGATTGTTGTAATTTCAGTTGGACTTGGCCATGGACCAAGAGCAGAACCGCCATCATAGTTCAGGGTTGTAGTAACGCCAGAATTATTGATGAATTGAATAGTATTTGCTACGCCAATAACAAAGTCTCCCTGAACATTGCTCAAGAGAAGTTCTGAACTACGACCAATTCCAGTTACGGAAAGTCTTGCTCCAGATCCTAAGTTATTTGTGCCAATAGTTGTTATGCCAAGAACATCTCCAGATTGATATCCATTTCCACCAGGTGTTCCACCACTAGTGTTGACTGTAGCAAAACCAATGGTTCCGTTGGAAGTAACTTGAATATCAGCAGTGAGGTCTCTACCGTTACCTGTAACCGCTGTCAGAGCGACTCCAGTGTATGTAAATGGACCAGTGTATCCAATACCAGCATTGACTACAGATAAGGTTCCAGTAGCGGTTCCTGCAGTTCCAACAACGTCTGCAGTTGCATTTGATCCGACTTGAAGAACGGTATTTCCAAAAGTAAGATCTGGGTCATTGAAGTCTGTAGAAAGTGCAACTCGAATTTGTTTAGAGTTGGTTTTGATTGCATCTGGGCGAAGAGAGGCAACCTGATTATTACCTTCTTTAAGTGAAGGGTTGTAGAATTCAACAGATCCTCCGTCAACAAAGTCTGCTCTATAGAGAGTGAACTTAAGATCTTCCCACTGACTTGGTTCCCAAGTAGAAGCGTTTTGAGACTTAAACAGAGAACCAAGATATGGTTGGTTAGAAATAAAGGTGTCTGTCAGCAGATCATTTTCACCAACTCTAGAAATATAAACACTATATTTGGTGGATTGTGATGCTACACAGATAGCATATTCAGTGCTTGCTTCTAAGAAGACTGGTGCATGGAATTCAAATGTAGTTGCAACAGTGCCATCAGCAGATACATTTACCTGGTCTGGATCAAGAACTACTTCGGAGAATGGAAGAATCTTCTGGGTAGGAAGACCACCCTTCATAGTTCTGAGTTGCAGAGTTACTGGAACATCAGTATCATCCTTTGATCTAAAGAAGATATCACATTTTGTAAGGAAGACTCCTGTTTCGTCATCGACAAGGAAGGACTGAGCAAGAGGGTCATACCAGAGAGTTACTTTCTGTTGGACTTTAGTCGATGAAATAGTTTCGGTACCAATTTTTTGAACTCCAGTCGTTCTTGATACTGCTCTTTCATCAAACTCTCTCTTATTTTCAATTTTTGCATTTCTTACAGAAATGATATTTTCCTGAACAGTCTCAAGAGTACCAGAAGCAGTGTAACCTTCTTCGCAGATTGTTGATGCGTCGTCTTGATTGTTATTCTCGTCGTTCACAAATGTAAGAACTTTAGTTCCTGCTTCAAATCTTGGATTAGAAGTGTTATTTGGATCTGGGATAAAGAAACTACCTTGGAGATTAGCAGCAATATCGGAAATCAATCTTACATTAGTAATAGTTGCTTGAGCACCGCTAGTTTGACCAACTAAAGTCATACCAGTTGCAGCATAACCAAAGAAATCACCTTGTGGTTGGTTAGACAACGAGAAAGTGTCTACGTTGAGAACCGATGAGGTGGAAGAATAGTCCTGAGAAAGAGGTTGACTATTGTAAGGATTCTCTCTGTAAGTTCTTTCTGGAGAATCATATGCACCCTCTCTGTGATTTGCTTGAGCAACTCTGAAATTAATTGCTGGACCATCAAGAACAGTTCTTTGAATTCCAGTGCTAGCTGGTCTACCGACAACAGTTTCTCCGACTTGGAAAGTTCCAGATGTCATGGAGATTTCAATCAGTTTTGGTACACAGAACTTGGTAACATCTTGTCCATCAAAGAAAGCATAAAGTCTCGTAAGAGGTTTTAATTTCTTAGCATGGAAAGAAATATTTCTGCTTCTCATGTATGGAATCACATCACGACTTACAACTCTGTCGCCAACTGATTCCATATCAAACTGTTCAGTGACAACAGTTCTAACGCCATCCCTGGTCATTACTCCTGTATCAACTACTTCTCTGAAAGTATCCTCAACTACTTTAGACGTAACAGTTCTAGTAAAGTCTCTACGACGTAATCTTCCACCCGCTCCTTGAACATCAACGTGTTTTGGAGGTGCAATTTTTCTACGTTTTGTAGTTTCAATTACTTCTTGACCTGTCCAGTTGGTTTCCCAGGCATTCCAGATTACAGGACCAAATCCAGTTTGTGGATCAACTCCTTGCTCATCCTGCAGTCTATTCATAGTTTCTGCATAATTTCCTTCTGTTTCAATAATCTTAGGTTCAAGTCTTACAGTATCGACCCAGGTATCTGTGGCTGGAGTTATTTCCAGAGTTCCCTGCCAGAAACTAACTAAGAAAGGTGTTACACTCTCAGATCTAGTTGCAAACGTTTGAGACAACCACTCAACATCAGCATAATCAAGAGTGATAATTTCGGTTTCAGACTTTCTTACGTTTATTCCCTCTGGTTGGGCAAACTGAAGATCTGTAGATGGAGTAAATCCTACTGGACCTTGAATAAGATCTGTAGAAGTTGTGTAGTGTCTTGGTCTCAAAGTCTTGTTTGGCATATCAAGACTGTTATTAAATCCTACACTTCCTTCTTGAGGTTGGAGTGATGTAAAATTATCGACAAAGAAACCTGACTTAAATCTATTCAATCCTTCTTCATCAGGAATAAAGAAGTTTGAAGTGTTAGTTTCAAGTAAGGACAGTGTAGTATAATATTCCAAATTCTTGATTCTTTGCTCAAGTTTGGCAATATCATCCATTCTAAATCTCTTATACTTTAAGAAGTCAAGAGATATTTCGTTGGTCGAATAAACGTATGGGGGAATTTCTGAAGATGCGATTTCTAATGCATCATCAGATCCACCTGGTGGTTCTGGATTTTCAGAAGGTTCTCCATATTTAACTAAAAGTTGTCCGTCTTTGGTTATAAAAATTCTATCAATTCTGCCAAGATAGAATGAATATGAAATGTCTAATGGATCATCAGAAACCAAGACATTTGAGAAATTACCTACTCTATTGAAAGTTCTTCCGTAGAATTCAAATGGAGATCTAGATCCTTCAGAAACTGAATATCCAGTAACAGATGGTCTTGAATCAAGAATATCAGTATTTCTATAACCATCAATTTGTCTGATTTCTTTTGTATAGTCAAAACCTTCGTATGAATTTGCGGTTACAACATCTCCACTATCACTTTCTTCAAAATATCCATTTATGAAGTAAATTTTTAATTGTTTAGATGGCGCATCAATACCAGATTTTCTTTTGATAGCTCCATGACCAAAGAATGAACTTCTTTGACCACTATCAAATTTAAAGTTTTCGGAAATGTCTACACTTGGTTCATCTAGATTTACAATGACACCTTGAATTCCAGTTTCTTCAAATACTAATGTTTCTCCTTCTTCAAAGTTGAATTCATTCTTCCTGACAAAAGAGATCTTAGAATCTGAAATTTTTTCTGCAACAATTGCCTTTGCACCACTTGTAGCTCCAGTAAAAGATTCTCCAATCAGAAGATCTCCAGTCTTTCCAGTTGCTCCCGTAAGAAGTGTGAGAGTAGTAGTTGGAGCAGATGCTTCATCAGTATCTAAAGATTCATAAATTGCATGAATACCAATAATATCTGGAACATTCAGTGAGATTCTTTCATCTTCAACTCTTGTGCCGTATGGATAGTTTCCATAAGTCAATCCATTATTCAGAGTGGTTGCACCAACACCAGATCCGATGAGTTTTGAGTTATTTACAACAACACTATTGACTCTATTTTTTCTCTTTGCCTTTGATGTGGGTTTGACCTTCTTAACAGAATAAATTAACTGAGCACCAGTATCAGCACCACTCAGATTGCGAATCTGGAGAGTTGTGTTAGTGCTATTAAATTCAAGTTTATCTGCAGTAAGAACTTCTGCAGTTCCATCATCGTTTCTAATCAGAGCATATCTCTCTTCATCGAATGGAAGGAAAGTTTCATTATCATCCAGAGTTACATCTGCACTCAATTCACCGTCAGAGGTGATGTTTACCTTTGCATACTTTCTGATGTTTATATGCGAATCATTTAAGAGAACTTCAGAAATATTAGTCTTTGGTAAAGGTGTATATAAAGTATTATCGCCAGATGTAGAAAGTTGTGTTTCAATACGCTTAAGATCTGATACACTAATTCCGCCAGCAGTTTCTGGAAGTCTTCCCTGACAAATTCCAGTTACAGTTGTAACACCAACAACCACAACGTTAGAATCATTAACAGTTTTGACTCTAGCAAAAACTGGGTCTGTAAATGTTTGTGCGGTATCTGTGCTTGTATATGAAACAAGATCACCAACCTCAAGCAGAGCTGGGAATTTTGATGCAGTAGAAGTTATGGTGCTTTCACCTGAGGCGTTTACTGTGGTGATGTCTGCAACTCCAATAGGTGCAGTTGGTGTTTGGATAACGTCAGCAGCAAAAGTTGTACCTACACCAACTTTACCATATACCGATTGAACGTCTGAGATTCCAAAAGCAGTAATTGCTGTAGCAACTCTACCATTCTCAACTCCATTGAATTTAAATCCTTCAAATTTATTGAAAGATCCTGAAGTATCATACAGTTCAATTACATTGGTATCGGTAATTGAATTCTTCAAGAATCCAGTTGCACCACTTGCAGTTCCCTCAACAAATACTGGAGTCGTTAAGGTTGTATTTTGATTTAATGTAATTTTAGTAACGGTTTGGACATCAAAAAGTGCCAAATTCCACTGATTGATGTCACTATTAGAAGCACTATACGAACCAGACTCTAATCTGAAGTCATAAACTCTAGCAACTCCGATTTCATCCCCAGCAGGTTCTGTTTGTGCTGCACCGACTGCACCGCCAACTGAACCAACCCTTTCACTTCTTAAACTCAGAGTTTGTGTGCTTCCAGCAGCTACGAGAGGTGAACCATAAACTCTATTCAGTTCAAGAGTTGCACCAGTATTATAGAAAATAGATTCACTATCTATAGTCTTTGTAGTTCTGGTCTTAGGCATATCTAAAGTAGAAGTGCTTATAGTTTCTACTTCAAAACCTTCAATATACGCTTTGCCTGGAGATATTGTATAAAGAGCAAGATCGTCTGAAGGAATACTTCCACCTTGAGTCAGTTGACCAGCTTCAAGAACACCCCTATTACCTTCTCCATCATTAAGAGACTCTTTTACTCTTACATCAAATGGTTTTACATAATAGTTTCCAGACTCATCAAAGGTTCTTCTTGCTAATTCGTCTGAAATTATATTATATTCTGTCTTTGTTGTCTGAGATCTTAAAATTCCGTTTTCAACAACGGCAAGTTCCACAAAGTTCTCATCGTTGTAATCGGTGAGTGGTTTTTTGAACAGGGAAGTGGATACTTTAAGCCTATCAGCACCAGGTGCTGCATAATTGTTATAACCCTGGGAGTTATCTGTCAAAGTTTCATCTTGATCAGGAGTGATAATCTCCTCAGTGACGTAGAGACCAATTCTATATGATGGGGTGTTTGAATACTGATCAAGAATCAGTGTCTCATCATCAACATTTACAAACTGACCTCTAATAAAGTAGACTCCATTTATAATGGAGAAAGCAGATCCCGTTGAAGTTGCGTTTTCGGCAACAGTTGAACCAAATGGTTCTCCAGAAGCAATGATTTCATTTCCAAGAAGACCGCTGAGAATATTGCCGCTTGCAGCAATATTTTCTCCATCAAGAAATGCTTCAGTAGTATTATCCTGAACACTAGATGCGAGATAACTGACGTAAAGAGTTGGATTTCCTCTCTCAGAATCGCTTGAAGTCAATACACTGGAAACTGTCGCAGTGATTCCAGATCTTTGACCAGTGAGTTTAAGGCCAATCAGTTGATCAATATAAGCATCAACAGGAACACCTTGGAAGGTTGGATTTAACTCAACAGCAGAATAAGTACGACTATATGCCGTGTTACCAGGAATTACCTTGGCACCTTCTTTAAAAAAGTGTTGGCCAAATCTCTCAATCTGATTTTGTAAGATTGATTGTAACGCAGTTAATTCTCTAGCCTGAACTGGATACCCAGGCTTAAACAAGACCCTATGATAGTTGTCCGTTGGATCAAAATCGTCATAATAAGGGGCAACATTGAGATTTGTAATTTGCGACATAATTCCTTAGAATTGTAATATAACCTTGATGTCTTCTTTTTGATTGGTTGATCTTGTCACAGATGGTCTATTGTCAACATAGATTATGTTACCAGAGAATTTTGCAACCTCAGGGTTTGCAATACCATTAGTAAATGATTGACCAAGGTAGAATGTTCTATTATTTATTACGGTAGATACACCCGTAAAAGTGTCGTCAATTGCCAGACCACCTGACAAAGATCCACCAGTGATAGTCAGAGATCCTCCAGATCCAGGAGTTGCAGTAAAGTCAACTTGATCATAACCAAATTGTGGATTAGTATTTGCTGCTCCAACTGTGGTAAATCCAGACTGAGTGCGATCTTGCCAGACTTTTAGAACTCCAGTCGATGGGTCGTAGTTGACAACTCTTGCAACAGCAGTCGATCCAGTAGACACTGTTTGGGTAACAAAAGAGTCTGCAGTGTATGTTGCAGAACTATAACCAGTTCCAGTCAATCTCAAAGCAAGAACAGCACTTGCTTTATCCTGCTGAAGTGGAGAAGTGGTCCCAAAAGTATATGGTTGTTCAACAATACCAACTCTTGCAACTTGATTTCCTGTAACAAAATCAGGATTTTGAATGTCATTTTCAAATCTGGAGTACATCAGCACATTTTTAGTACCAAGTTCTCTATAAATGTCTGCTCCATGACCACCCTTTGGCGTCATAATTACATCAAAAGTTGGTCTAGTTGTACCAGTTGGAACTCCACCACCTTCAATATCAACAGTTGCCCAAGTGTATCCAGATCCTTGATTTGAAACTACAACGCTGTTGACTTCCGAATCAGCATTCATTGTAATTGTACATTCCGCACCAGTTCCATTACCTCTGATTGGAACGTTATAATAAGTAGAACTAGCAGTTCCAAGACCAACACCTCTGTTAGTAATTACTACAGTCTTGATTGAACCATCAACAGCATTATCTCTTACTGCCGCATTAGTGGTAGAATCAAACCAATCTCCTGGAACTGGAATATAATTTGTCGAATCAAACTTAATAATATCGGAAGGACTAATTGTATAAAGATATTTCCAAATATATCCATCACCACTTGATCCAGCAGATCTTGGTTCAAGATCAGTAAAAGTTGGTTCGTCTAGAGATGGTGCTCCATTTGGATTGTCTGGAGTTGTTCCATTCTCAAGACAGATATAAACTCTATAATCACTATTCATTACATAGTAGAATGACCCATAAAGATTAGTTGATCCAGAAACCTTAGCGGCATTTGACGCTGTATAGTCGTGACGATACATGTCATATGTATTACCCGATCTCCAAGTAATCTTTGGGACTACCAATTTAACATCACTACTGGTAATTTTTTTCAGACCAATTACAGTTTCCCAAACTTCATTTTGATAATCAAAATTATCAATAGGTGCTGGTGGTGCCTCATCCCAATCGGATTGAATATCGGTTGCATTAGGCAACCCGATAAAGGAATAGTATGAACTACCAGAAGTAGTTACGCCAGCAAGGAAACTTCTGGCATTCAATATTCTAAGTTGATCAGTTATAATTGCAGCCATTTTGGTAGTTTTTTACTTATTTATTAGAGGTCGTTGAACTAAATTTTATTTAGGTCAACCATAGTCACTGATCTTCAGAGGAAGTCTTCTTATGACTTGAGATGAAGTTGATAGACCAGTAATGCCATTATCCAAATATGAGTTAAACGAAGAAGTAGCAGTT